TGTGATGGCTGATACCGATGGTTATTCTTTAGAGAACTGGGTAAAGCACGGCCATATTGAAATGACAAAGAGTTCGAGTGTTGGGAGGGGGAAAGAACGAAGGTATTCACTTAAAAATTGCGTCCAAATATCAGCAATGCGCTTTTTAGTAGACTCGGGCGAACGACCTAAAACTGCAGCTGTCTTGAGTCTTAAAGTGGCCGAACTGGGAGAGAAATACATTGAAAGTTTGCAGGACTATAAAGTCAATGATGACTTACATTTAGAAGATCTAGTAATGGCTTGGAGTGGTGACCCAATGCAAAGCAAAGGCACCAATAAATTGGTATGCGGAGCAGGTCCTCGTAAAAGTTATATTGATCGCGTTGAAAGTAAAGAAAATTCGTCACGAGGCTGGCGGGATAGAGCAAGACATAGCGTCTTGGAAGCAGGCTGGATAATCCGTGAAAGTATTGAGGGTTACTATGAGATTAGAGATGAAAGAATAATTTAAAATTAGCAGGAGGTTGGAAATGGTGACGCGAATAAGCCACAACCTATAAGTCACTCCTGTTATATATCCTCAAATGACTTATAGGATTTCGCAATTAAAAAGGTGGTGAGCAGAGGTTGCACCCTCTGCCCACCGTCTCTAATTTAACCGCCGGCAAGGCAATCACACTAGAGGGCAATTATTATGCCAGATTTACAGACGCTACGTGAACAGCGTTCAAAAATAGTCACAGAAATGCGTGGTCTGGCAGATACTGCCAAAACCGAAAACAGGGACTTATCAGAGAAGGAAGACGGCCAGTTTAATCAGCTCAATGCTGATCTAGCCCGCACTGAGAGTTCGATTCAACGTGCAGAAATTCTCGCGGATGCTGAGCGGTCTATGGAGTCCGTGCAGGTAGATGGAATTGATAGTTATGAACAGCAAGCACGATCATTCCAAATCACCACAGCTATTGCAGGAAAGATTGAGCCAAGCTCGGTTGATGATGGCCGAGAGCGAGAAATTAGTGCGGAGATGGAGCGGCGCTCGGGCCGTAAAGCCAGCGGTATATTTGTTCCTCATGAGGCATTCGAGAAACGAGCATTAACTACGACTAATTCTTCTGAGCTAGTACCAACACAGCATCGCTCTGAACTGATGATTGATACATTGCGTGATCGATTGGTGACGCGTCAGTTAGGTGCAACGGTCTTAAGTGGTTTATCGGGAGAGCAGTCAATCCCTAAGCTATCATCATCAGCGACTCACTATTGGGTTGCAGAGCACGGAGCTATAACACAATCAGATCAGGGTTTTGATAGCGTTTCCATGTCGCCGAAAACAGTGGGTGCTGAGGTAGAGTACTCACGGCGGATGATTCTGAATGCTTCTCCAGACGTAGAAAACTTAGTTAGAAGTGATATATCGCTAGTGATCGCTCAAGCTATCGATTATGCCGCATTGGTCGCTGATGGAACAGATAATCAGCCTACAGGTATCAGCAACCAACAAGGAGTTAACACTGTTTCGTTTGGTGGGGCCCCAACATGGGCTAAGTTACTTGAGTTCGAATCTGAATTAAGCACCGATAGCGCTCTAATGGGTTCGCTTGGATGGATTGCTGAGCCGCTATCTGTTAAGACGTTAAAAAGTACTGAGAAGGTGGCTGGGCATCCAGAATATTTGATGAGTGGTAATAATGAGTTAGCAGGTTACCCGTTAGCACGTAGTTTGGCATTGCCGGTATCAACGGGAGACGCAACGATCATGTTCGGCAATTGGGCAGACCTATTGATTGGATATTGGTCTGGCATAGACATTCTCGTTAACCCGTATCATTCAGAGGTTTACAGTAAGGGTGGTGTCAGAATAAACGCATTGCAGGATTGTGATGTAGCTGTAAGGCACCCTGAGTCATTTGTGGTGGCGACTGATTTAGCGACGGCGTAATGAGTGTTTATAAATTAGAAATGCGTGCAGCCCGAGATGGGTTGCGCGTGTCTACTTCGGGCAAGTTGGTCGGTTATGCGGCGGTGTTTAATCACGAAAGCAAAGACCTAGGCAATTTCACTGAGAGTATCAAACCGGGTGCGTTTTCTCGTAGCCTTGAGAATCCGCAAGACATATTGGCTCTGTATGACCATGATCAACGCAGTGTCTTGGGCCGTGTAGGCGCTGGAACGCTCGGATTGAGAGAAGACGAACGCGGTTTGTATTTTGAGATTGATTTACCGCTGACCAGTGTTGGAAAGGATTTAGGCGTACTGGTTGATCGCGGCGACGTGCATGGCGCATCGTTTGCGTTCACAGTGCCAGACGGTGGCGAAAGCTGGCGTGATTTAAATGGCAAGCCGCACCGTGAATTGCTGGACGTAACCCTTCATGAAATAACGGTTACGAGCAATCCAGCTTATGCAGATACGGAGGTGTCAAAAAGGTTCAGTTCTTCGGTTGATACCTCCTCGAATCCTTATCTGCCTCACGTGCGGCTTGCTTATTTAGAACGTTATTTGGAGACAGTTTAATGGGTTTATTCTCACGAAAGAATAAGCGAGAGGAGCGGAGCATTGCTAGCAATGACCCTTACTTAGGCGAATTTTTAGGTATGCGAAACTCAGGTGGTTCATATGTGACGCCTGAAATTGCAGCTGGTTTACCTGCAGTACATGCCTGTGTTCAGCTTATTGCTGAAACTGCGGCATCATTGCCTTGTAATGTTTATAGGCGCGGTGCAGATGGCGGTAAAGAAGTTGATAAGGAACACCCGCTTTATAATTTATTGAATATGCAATCTAACCCAGCTCAGACAAGTATGGATTTTAGAGAGCAGTTCCTTGCACAGTGTTTATTAACTGGCAATGCCTATGCATTGAAAGAGATGAACAACAAGGGTGAGATTACCGCGCTTTATCCTTTGAGAGCGGGCCAAGTTCAACCTCAAAAGCTAGTTAATGGTCGAGTGCGCTACATCGTAACTCCGGATTCAGGCGGGACTGAGACGTATATTCAAGATGAAATACTCCACTTAAGGTATCGCTCCGTTGATGGTTTTACTGGGTTATCACCGATAGCAATAGCGCGTCAAACCATTGGCGTTGGGCTTGCACAACAAGAGTATGAAACCAGTCTTTATCAAAATTCGGCTATGCCGTCGGGTATTTTGTCGATGGATACGCATTTGGGCCCTGAACAGCTTAACAATATAAAAAGTAGTTTAGAACAGGCACATGTGGGCACTAAAAAAGCGGGGCGATTTATGGTGTTGGAAGAGGGCATGAAATATCAGCAAGTCTCAATGAGCCAGAAAGATGCTGAGTTTATTGAGAGCCGAAAACTAACTCTTGAAGATATAGCGCGAATCTATCGAGTTCCGCCGCCTTCTATTGGCATTTTGAACAATGCGACCTTTAGCAATATCACTGAACAATCACGAATGCTAGTTATGCACTGCTTGCGGCCTTGGATGGTTCGTATAGAAAAAGCGATGACAATGTCATTGCTCAGTGAGCTAGGGCGGCGCACACACTTTATTGAGCACAATGCAGATGGCTTGTTGCGCGGCAATATTAAAGACCGTTACGACGCTTATCGCGTCGCTCGCGAATGGGGTTGGATGAATGTAAATGAAATACGCCGTAAAGAGAATGAGGCGGGTATTGGTGCTGAAGGTGAAACTTATCGCCAGCCCATGAATACTGAGGCTTTGGGTTCTGAATAATGGCCTTATTTCTGACACAGGACCAAGTGCAAGAGTTGACTGGCTTTAAGTTAAAGTCGCGTCAAATTGATTACCTTCGTGATGAAGGAATCCCGTTTAGAGTAAACGGTTTGGGTTTGCCGATTGTCGTTGAAAGTGATTTGGCAATAGTAAGAGATAGTTTTGCAAAAGTTGAAGCCATGCCAGACCTAAAGGCATTGGAGGAATTAAGTGGCTAATCAATTACCCAAGCGCATGAGATTTAAGGATGGAGTGTATTATTTCATCTCCTTTGCCGGTGGATGGAAACCATTAGGGCGTGATTTATCGAGAGCATTAGAAAATTACTTAAGGCTATATGGTGACAGTTGCCCGATTGATGCTCGCGACACCGTAACCGAGTTATATTTATCAACTGTGATGGGGTAATTTATGGGCAGAAGACGCGAAAAAAACAAACACCTACCAGAGCGAATGTACATCAAGTCTGGAAGTTACTATTTTGTGGATATTACAAACAAGTGGCATAACCTTGGCCGCGACTACCTTAAAGCAATTGCGCTGTATGCAAAACATAGGGGGCCAGATAAACCAATTAAAACTGTAGGTGACCTACTCGATAGATATTTGTTAGAGGTGTCGCCAATGAAAGCCGAAACTACCTATAAAGGTGAAGTAAGGCTGGTTAAAATCCTTAAGGCGGGGCTAGGTCATTTAATACCGGCGCACGTGAGCAAACGCACGGTTTATGCTTATCTAGATGCTAGAAAAAATACACCGACGCAAGCGAATAGAGAATATGCGCTTTTATCTCATGCTTTTAAAAAAGGTGTTCGGTGGGGCGTTGTTGATGACAATCCGTGTTTAGGAGTCGAAAAATTTAAGGAGAAGCCAAGGAATAGATATGTGACAGACGAAGAGTTTGCAGCGTTTCATGATTTCGTTGGTGATCCAATTGCTACCTATATGGAGTTTAAGCTTTTAACCGGGTTAAGAAAGAAAGATATTTTAGCTATAAAGCGTGAGCACCTAACTGAGCAAGGTATCGAGGTTGTTACTAGCAAAACGGGCAAGCCGATTATTATTGCTTGGTCAGAAGCGCTTACGGAAGTTGTCGAGAGAGCTAAGCGCCTGCGCTGTAAAAATCAAAATACATTGAGGTTTAGTCAGCACCTATTTTGCACCAGAAAAGGAACGGCTTACACACCAGATGGGTTTAGCACTAATTGGCAGCGACAAATGAATAAGGCACTTGAACTGGGTGTCTTAAAAGACAGATTTACCGAGCACGATATACGAGCTAAAGCGGGAAGTGACAGCAAAACACTGTCTGACGCTAGCGCATTATTGGGCCATGAAAGTACCAAAACAACACAACGAAGCTATAGGAGGAAAGTAACGGTTATAAAACCGCTGAGATGAATAATATTAGAAACAACTGCGCTTATTAGAAAGCAGGGTTATTTTAGAGATTTGCAAAGAAGGCGTATAGCCATAAGGGACGGGGTGTTGAATGGCTCCCTGAGCTGGACTCGAACCAGCGACCCAATGATTAA